TAAACGCAGTGTGCGCGGCCGACGTCGTACCGGTGAGGGTTACCGTAGTCCATGCTGATGTACTCAATGCGGGCCAGTTGCCTAACGTCGTACCGCCAACATCGCTTGCCAACGTGCCCTGCGTACCGCTGATGAGTTTGGCCTGAAACGATAGCGCCACAGACCCGGCCGGGATTCCAGCAGCGATAGGAGTCATTGCGACATGCTTGGCGGCGCTACCAGTCATCGTGACCGCTACGGCCTGCGTTGCCCCGTTAGGGTCAGCCTGCCCCGTTGTAATCGTCGCAGCACCCGTTGCTACCCACGATGCGTTAGCATCAACCCGGTCAGTCAACAGTTCGGGGAAATCAAACCCGAACTGCGGTCCTGTATTGGGCGCAACGATCAGCGACAGCGGAGTGCCAAGAATTTGCGCCCACACAGACAGTCCGAACTCATTGGCCGTTTCCAGATTGAAAACGTTAGTACACCAGTCAGTCCAGAACTGTTCATGATTCGCGGCATACCAGTCCTGCTTTTGTTGCAATATCGATTGCAGATTGGCGGACTGGTTGTTACGCCATAGCAGTGCAGACAGGACGTCGACGCTGAAATCGAAATCTTCAATACTGGTGCTCATGACGTCACGACCGTGATAGAGAACGCAGTATTGTTGGTCTGTGCACGTGAACCTTGCGCAATGGCGATATCAACCGGGGTGAGCGAACCCGGCGATGTGCCGATATTGCAGATACGCACACGGCAACCGGGGCACTGTTGTACGACTGCTGCGGCTATTTCAAACGGACTGACATCCTGCCCGATGCCAACCGCAGAGAAACCATCAACGTTGCCAACGAAGTAATCCGCAACGGCCTGTGCTGCGTCGGCTTGCAGGTTACCCGTGTAAGTACCTTGCACGATTGTCATCGCACCATAGATAAATACATACGTTGGGATATCGAACAAAACGTCGTACGTCTGACCGCTTGCGGGTTCAACGATGTCGACAGACTGCGCGCCATTCCAGCCCGCACCGTCCGTCTTGTTCTGCAACAACGTCGCACCGATCTGTTGCGCGGTCGCAGTACCGTCGACGCAGGCCCAAATGCTGTGCGGTTGCAACGTGATGCCGTTGATGACTTCGACGGCGCTTGTAACATTTTCCAGATACGCTACCGACGTAACAAGCAGATTGTTGTTCGCGTCACGAATGTTATACAAGCCGGAAATCTGAGCTTGCGGCGTGCTGATACCCTGCAATGCAAGCGTGTTGTTACGCAGCGCACGCAGCGATGCATCAGCTTGCTTGTTCGTACCAATGGTTGTGACGCTAGGCGCGTGACCGCTTGGATAGGTCGCGCCAGTCTGGTCATTGCTGATGGTTTCCCATCCAAGAATAGAGTCGACAGGCCAGTCAAGCGTAAGGCTTGCAACGGCTGTTGGCCCTGCCACCTGTGCCGCGAACTGACCAAACGCAATACCACCACCCGAACCGTTGCTTGCCAGTATTACGCCAGTAGTCAGAACAAACACTGGACCGTTCTGACCGACCGATGCACGCGTGCCAGCCGGAATGTTGGTATTGATGACACCCGTAAGCATCACATTCGTAACTTGCGTCGGTGTTGCCGGTGCACGGGTCAATCCCATTAGCGCGCAAAGCGCATCAAGGAATAGACCGCCTGCAAGCTTCGGGTTTATCTGGTTCGCGACCTTCGCATTGGTGTTGACTACCGCAGTGCGGGCGCTCGTTTCTGCCGTCACCTGTGCGCCAACGTATGTGCTTGGATCGGTGCTGATGTTCACACCGAACGCCAGTTCCCATTCGCTTTGCACGTCAGTCAGCACGTCTGACGTATCTGGCGAGATAACGCCCGTTTCAGTGATGTAATCGTAGACGTCGCTCATTGCGTCGCAATCCCCGTAATAGTTACTGACTCGTCATAGACCGTTGTGATGACTGCGGTATAGCTCAATACACCGTTCACAGACGACATGGTGAACGACTCGATGCCGGTCACGTCCGTTGTAGCAAGAATGATGGTGCGCGCCGCTGCTTCAAACTGTGAAGGATTGAACTGGTTGAATGCCGTCTGAAACATCGGCATTCCTTCGTTGTTCGCGTACTTCATTTCGTTTCGTTGCGCTTCGACCCGCGACTTGCTCAACTGTGCGACCGCTGCCGCGCCCGTGACAATTGCCATATCGCCGGTTTCAGGGTCGATAAATGGGTCGCGGTTTTCGTTCTCTGCAAATAACATCAGCATGTTCATGCTCCCACGACCCCGCCTGTATCGCCCGAACCTGTTTGCACACCGCTGTGTACGTGCGTCGGGAATGGCACGGTAGCGATTGTTGTCGCCACCGGCAAATTCACATTGCCGGTGAACATCGAGCCGAACCCGGTAGCGTCGACATCCAACGTTCCGGTGTTGATGCTGATTGACGAAGACGCGTTGATTTCAACCGTCGTGCCGTTGATCTGGATATCAGCACCAATCAGGTTAATTTTACCTTCTGACATGACAATGCGCGTTGAACCGTCAAGCGTGCTGATGACCATCGCTCCACTATCGAGCGTAAACGTCCATTGGTCGTACACGTCGGGGATGAACCGGCCGTTCTCAAACGAATGAATCCGACCATCGTTAGGGGATGACATTTGCGCGCCTTGCAGGAATAGCGAAATGTCGCGGTCACTCGCTTCAATCCATCCAAGATCACCGGGGCCAAGCGGAAAGTTGATGAACAGACCGCCGCCGCCGATAGCAAGTACCGGCACGGCAGCGATAGGAGCGCGCCCAACGCGTTGCGCACTGGTGCTAATCATGCTGATAAGTGGTTGAACCATCGCGCGGTTTGTGGCGCGGTTATAACTGACAATACGGGCAGGCAACTGGCCGTCCGTTTTCATCATCAGTTTGCGGAAAATGTACGATAGCGCGCCGCCAAGGTCACCATCAATGGATGGCGGTTTATCGGGTATAAGTGGTGTGTTCATGATGGCAGGCTGTTAGTCCAGAACATTTGTGGATACTTCGTTGCTTCGATGATGTCGTAAAACGCAACGTCACGTGTAGCGATTTCAAAGCCCGTTCGATAGATAGTGTAATTGCCGTTCAGTGACGGATTTTGCACACTCTGCAACGTCAGAATGCCACCTAACTTTACGCCCGGCGATAACAGGCATTTGACACGGATGCCATATTCGGTCAATTCAACCTGACCAATCATTCCGCTATCAGGCGACAAGACGAATGCGGTGTTCGTCAACGCAACGCCCTTATCCTTGCACACCAATGTGTTGTCATCGACATACGCATCTACTGCACCAAGTGACTGAAGCTTTGTTACCTGCCCTGCGGTGCTGCCGTTGTACGCATAGTTTGCGATGTTGCGGTCGGTCGCTTCGAATTGCAGATTGAGCCCCATCTGACTCGCGATGTTCTGCGATATCTGCGATAGCGGTGCAGTGATGCCATACGATTGCGCGACAAGATCATTCTTGTAAAACTGCATGGTGCGCGACCGGATATTCATGATGATGTCAGGCGGTTGTGACGGCACCGCCGTAACGATGTCGCCCTGATAACGCAAGAACATGCCGGTACTGATGCGGCCCGCCCATACCTGCACAGACTTGCGCACCTGGTTATAGTCGAATGGTGTCAGGTTCGTTGCCAGCGAATTGCGCAACTGCCGCGACAGGTTGGCGATTTGAATCGAGCATTCGTTCTGCGTCACGTCAACGAACTTGCTACCGGTCGCAACGATCAGCGGCGGCTCTTTGGGGTCACCCATTGACGTATCAATCGTGGCGCTTTCAGTACCCCATGTGAATACCAGCTTTACGATACGATCGTCAAACATCATGCCGCCTGATTGGATGCAAGTGTGATTGTTTGCGCGTTCGCGGCAATCGTCGCGCGGCCCGTTACCATTTCTGCGTTGCTCGCGTATAGCAGCACGTCGCCCGCACCAAAATTCTCATAATTCGGGTTGCCGCCGCTGGCAGTTGTCCAGAAGAAATTGCCGCCATCACCTTCGAGGTATTCGTAAGGGATGACCATTTGACCAACGAGACACGGGCACGATGATGCAACCACGGCACCATTTACGGTGACATCCATGAACATCATGTCGTCGCCATCGAACCAGACTCGGATGTCGTATTGCTGGCCGTCTGCGGTAAAGGTCGGTTCCTGATTCGGAATCGCCTGCAAGTTAATCGGCATCAATTGAAGATACCCCCTAAAAAACTACCGATCTGATACAGCGCCGATTGTTGCGGTTGCTGCGCGCCGGTCTGTACAGTTGACTGGTCTTGTGGCTGTTGCACATTACTGGCCGTGAGCGCCTGATACTGAACCGTGACCATCTGGATTTGTCGCAATTTGATGGCAAGCGGGATGGCGTCAAACATGTCGGCGCTTTCTTCGTGCGGCATCGCCTGAATCAACATGTCAGGAAACACATCGGCTTTAGTCTGAATCGATACTTGCGTGCCGCTCAGAAAATAGCCTTTAATCGACTGATACACGGCTTGGTATTCGCCATCGCTGGCAAGCACCATGGATAGTTCGATGTCGACCGGTTGGATAATCATGAAGTCCTGCACAACCGACCCGGTTTCAATCGGATGTTCCATGATCTTTGCGGAACGGTTGATGTTCGCTTTCATCGGCCGCGCAGTCTGGAACAATTGCTCAAACGTGTCGTTGTCATAAATACCAACGACGTCCACACCAAATAGCGACAACACGCTCTGAGCAATGTTGTTAATTGCACCTAATGTGCCCTGCGCGTTACCAACGATATTCGTGAAACCCATGGTTACCCCGCGATGCCGTCAGTATGCTGATCAACGGCGTTATTGATGTGTTGCTTCAATGCATCTTGCACGGCCTTTGCGGTGGCTTGTGGGTTGTCAGCAGCGTGTACATTGATGTCACCCACGGTGACCTGTGTTGTCCTTGCACCACCAACGTTAGTTGTTGCACCGCCTGCACCGGGTTGCGCGAGCGGACTGCTATCGGCCGCGTTTACCTGCGCCTGCCCGGCATAAATCTGTGCTGCGTATGCTTCACGCCGGGCGTTGTTGGCTTCTGCCGAACCGGGACGTTCGTAATACTTGGAATGAATATCGGCCGCTTCCTCTGCGGTCGTTGCAGCGCGCAGACGTTTGCCGGCCGATTGCTCTTTACCTTGCGTTACTTCGTAATTGAAGAAACGCAACTGTTCGTCAAGGCTTGATCCTTCGAGCGGATGACCTGACCATTTTTCGAAGTCGGCGCGGCGCGAGCCAAGCCATTGACCCAAACCGTATGCGCCTGATGATGAGTTGAGCGCATCG